TCGGTTTCCCCTTGTTCTTCCATGACTTCCTTGAGTTTCTCTATGGCTAATGTGGTGACTTCCATTTAATTTCACGCTCCTTGTTATTGAACCAAGTAGCGAATCACGCTGTAGGATTGGCTAAACAAGGCTATCACAAGGGTAGATATGAGTCAACGATTGTAACACCCGATTAACGTAGATTCGGCTGGTGTTCGATCTGAGATTCAGAGATTCGACGACCTGCCCCATTTGATCGCTGCCACTGACTGGCGATTCAAGTTTCGGTCAGTGTCACTGTTGTGTTGACAGCCTGGAATCCCCCTCTCTAATCTCGATATCAACAAGTTAACCGGGTTGGCAGCCAGGCCAACGGGCCATATTTTTCGGAAGGGACAGACCCCGACGTGGATCTGTCCCTTTCTTCGTTGGTCTGGCGGCGCATCCCAAATCAGCGGGAGGTGAAACATTGACGGGGACAGGCTTGGGGCTGTGGGAACGAGAGAGGCTGCTGGAGGCGCTGGACGCTTACCAGAGAGGCCTGAGCGACGCCCCACTCTTACACAAATGGACGGAAAGCCAGGCGGGCATCAGCGAGAACGAAGACGGCCTGGCGATGCCCTTCGTAATCTCCACCGACGAGGTTGATCGCCACGGCGACGTAATAATGGCGTAAGGATGGCGCCTGGACGCCTATCGGAACAACCCGGTGTTTTTGTGGGCTCACGAATACGCCCGCCCGGTGATCGGCCGCGCTGTCGAGGTGTGGCAAGAGCCTCACAGACTTCTGGCCAAGATAAATTTTGCCCCCACCGAGTTCTCCCAGGAAGTCGCCATGCTGTACCGCACCGGATATCAAAAGGGTGTGTCGGTGGGATTCAAGCCCCTTCGTTATGAAGAACGGCGGGATGAGAAGACCGGAGCATTTCTGGGGATACGTTTCCTAGAGCAGGAACTGCTGGAGACCAGCGCGGTTCCCGTTCCGGCAAATCGAAACGCCTTACGACGTGCTCTGGACCAAGCTCCTGTGGTGGGTGAGTACTTGCGCCTGGTCGACGCCATTGGAAATGCAGCCGAGGCCCCATCAAGCAACATAAATCGGGCCGCTGTTTGTGTGCATGAGGGGATCTGGCCGGAGTTGGCCGCCCGAGTGGACGACATTAGCAAATTGATCGGAGAGTTAGCACAGATGCTGGAGGAAGCGGACCAGTTTGGCGAACCGGGGGAAGCCATGGGGCAACTGGACCAGGTGCTATCGCTGATTCGGCAAGCCCGCGCCTAGAAAACCAACGTGACGAAATACCGGGTTCGGTCCCGGGACCCGGCTCCAAGGCAAAAAACCAGCATTCTTGGAGGTTAATATGACCATCGCGACTCAAGACCTAGACCTGATCAAACGGGAAGTGGCTTCGATACGGGAGTATTACCAGTCCCGAATGGACGCTGAAATTCCGCCTATAAAAGAGGAAGTGGAACGGGTTGGCGCCCAACTTGCCCGGGTACAAGATATGTGGCGTGAAGGGGAAAAGCGCGCCATCCTATCCAAGTTCGCCGGCGGTGACCGGGCACGGGTGCCCTACGGCAAGTATACCGGGCTAGACCCCTTGGACATGGCCTGCGTCCGTAGCCTGCTCAAAGCCCAGCTAAGAGAACCCTCCGGCCTGAACTCTCGCATGTTGGAGGACTGGCAAAGCAACATAAAAGCGGCCATGGACTCCACCTCGGCGGGGAGCGGTGACGAACTGGTAGATACCCAGGAAGCACGGGCACTGTGGGACGACGTCAATCTGGAAACCGCCGTGGCCCCGTTGTTAAACACCATTGAAATGCCCAGTAACCCGTTCCAGATTCCCCTCCAGTTGGGCGCGGTTAACTGGTTTCCCGGCACGGAGAATGTGGCCACCAAGAGCACGACCTTGGCCACCGCCCGCCAAACTCTGACCGCTTACGAGCTGGTAGCCGAGGTCCCCTGGTCCTACGACCTGGACGAAGATGCCGTCATCGCCATGATGGAGGAGCTGCGGCGAGGCCTGCTGCGGAACGCCCGGGAAGTCATTGACGACGTTCTTCTCAACGCCGATACCACCACGACCAACAACATCAACGCCGACGGAACCACCATCACGACCACCGACGCCGGCAAAGGCCATTGGTTGGTGGGCTTCGACGGTCTGCTACATCTGCCTTTGGTCGACAACACCAGCCAGGTCAACGACCACAACGCCGCGGTCTCCGATGACATGTTCAACGAGGTCCGGGCCAAGCTAGGAAAGTATGGGGTCCGTCCTTCGGAGTTGGTGTATGTCTGCGACATTAACACCTTTATCCGGTCCCTCAGCGTGGACAATTTCCGAACCTTGGACAAATTCGGCCCGCAAGCCACTGTGCTGACCGGTCAACTGGGATCTGTGGAAGGTATTCCCGTCATCGTGTCGGAACAGATGGGCTTGGCTGACACCGACGGAAAAGTCACCGATGGAGGTAACGGCACCGACACCGGAAGGCTGCTTATCGTCAACCGCAGCCAATGGCGCGTCGGCTTCAAGAGGGAACTGGCTATCGAAACGGTTCGCGATGCCCAAAAGCGGCAGAACATCATGGTTGTCAGCTTCCGGATCGCCTTGCAAGAACGCAGCGGGACCAGATCCACCGCAACCCATACGGCTCTGTAGTACAACATCACCGGCGTCTAAATATCAGACTCTAGCTCAATCTAAATGAAACGCTCTGTTAAGAGCGGAACCAAGGAGGATTCATGACAACCATCAGCCGGGCAGACCCCACCGCCGAAGCGGTCAAGAACATGCTTCCACCGGATCAGCCGGGAATCGCTTATGTAATGAAGCGGTACATCGTTGAAGACCTGGCGTCGGGTAGTGCCAACGCTTTCGCCGTCCAGAACCCTGAGGGCGTTGATTGCGTCGTCACCAACGTGATCGTTGATATCGCCACCGCCGGGGGCACCGCCAGCTCGGTTTTGGACGTGGACGTGGTGGCCGACGCCACGTCCACTGGGGACACGATCATCGACGGATTGGACCTGAACGCCGCCGGTGTCGCCGACCGTCATGACAATGCCGGATCCAACGGCGGCGAACCCAAGAAGTGGGACAAGAATGGAGGAAGCAATGACTACGTTACCGGGAAGATTTTGGCGCAGAATGCCGCCAGTTTGGGCGGTAAGGTAATCATCGAGTACGTCCCCCTAAGTTAGGCCTGTATAGGCTCGATGTAGTTTGCGAGATTTCGTTCTTATTTTCGACACAGGAGGCCTGATAGATTCGCTATGAGCTATACCGAAGGAGCACATAACTCACCGGCCGACACCAAGGACCGGCTGGTCCGCATCGGCTCCAAATACCAGGCCTCCGCGCCTACTGTCGCCGATGGAGACAATGCTTACCTACTACTAGACTCAGCGGGCCGCCTTTTGATATCCGGCGCGGCGGCCCATGATGCCACGGCCGCGGGCAACCCCCTTCGCGTCGGGGGCGTGTATCGCACTGCCATACCGGCGGTGGCCGCGGGAGACATCGTAGACCTATTGCTGGATGCTGCCGGCCGCCTAAGGTTGGCCTTCAGTACCGACACGTTCAAGATTATCGACGCCGTGGCGATCACCGCCGGCACGCCCGCCACCGTCTGGACTCCGGCAAGCGGAAAGAAGGTGCGCCTGCTGGGCTGGGCTTTTTTATCCACCGCATCCGCGGCGCTGGAGTTTCAAGACAGCGGAGCCGCGGGCACGGTGATAGCCCAATCACCTTTGCTGGCTGCCGCCGGTCTCCACAACGCGCCCCCGCTGGGCGAAGGGATCCTGCTGGCCGCGGCCGACAATACCCTGGAATTGGACGTAACGGGCAACAGCACCGTATCCGGTATGGTGTTCGGCGTCGAAGAATAAGGGCGATTGAATCACCCGTGAGAAAAACTGGAGGTTAAGCATGACATCTGAGGAGAAAAAATATCTATGACACGCCAGGAACAAACGGCTGCCATCACCCCCAGCATAGCCAAACCCCAGATCGATCCCCCGGTAATAAAAGGCAGTAACCGGTCCACCAAGCAAGGCCGGGCCCGAGAAGGCAATTTATTGATAGCGACGGCGCTCCTCACCGGCGCCGGAAGAAACTCTTATCGACGTGGATGCCTATGGAGACGGTATGGCGTTTCGATTCACCTGGAGGTAGCAATGGCAATCTCAGGCACCATCAAAGTAACATCGGCGGGCACCCGGGTCCAGGCGGCCCATAAAGGAAACGTTCGGGCCGTGGTTTTCAAAGCCCGGGCCGGCAACACCGGAGACGTGTACCTAGGCGGCAACGATGTTTCGTCCACCGACGGTATGACATTGAGTCCTAGTGAGTCCATTCAGGTAAGCCTTGCCAACCCGGAGTCTACCTCCCAATTCTGGGCCGACGCGGCCAGCAACAACGACCAGATCGATTTCGTCGGGAGCCCGTAAATGGTTCAACCTCAAGAGACCCACCGCCCGCTTCTACGCATGGTTTTGGAGTCCTACGTCAGCGTTACCGGCGCCACTTACGCCGCTAAGGCCGGAGATCGGCTGATCGGCGTCAACCGCGCCGGTACCGTCACCGTAACGTTACCACCGCCCAACTCCGCGCCGGCCGGACTTATACCGTTAAGGACGAGTCCGGCGCAGCCGCAACCAACAATATCACTGTGGCTACGGAAGGATCGGAGACGATCGATGGGTCGGCTACGGACGTCATATCGGACAATTACGGAGCCAAGCACTACTACTCCGATGGCTCCAACTGGTTTGAAGTTCCCTTGCTCCCGGCGGCGGCCATCGCCCATTCCGCCACTACCGGTCAAGGTTCCGGTGACCATCATGCCCAAGCACATACTGCCGCCCACGCCAGCGGCGGCGCCGACGCCATCAAGATTGACGACCTTGCCGCCCCCGATGACAACACCGACTTAGATTTTTCCACCAGCGCCCACGGTCTAGTTCCGAAAGGAACCAATGCCGGTAACTTCTTGAAAGACGACGGAAGTTGGGCCGCTCCCGCCGGTGGAAGTGGAGCCATAACTAGAGAAGGCGGCAGCACTACCGAAGCAACCACGACAAGCACCAGCCTGGTGGATATAATTTCAGCCGCCAGCTTATCCATTGCTGCCGGGGCTCCCATCGAGGTTATATACGTCGCGCGGAAAACCAGCGGGGCCGCCAACGATGCCAACTCCGCGTTCACGATCAACGCCACTAACGTCGGGTCTGAAAAGGTATTTAGTACGACTAACCAGGCGGAAGCTTTCGTGGAAAATTGGCTATTTGGCCCAAGAGTCACTAACTACACAGGAGTTCCGCGCCACATTCGTCTCGCTTCCGGGCCAGCCGGTTCATACGATATAACGGCCCACGGAATGCTTACACTTCCCACGGTAACAGTTACTGACCTCAACACCAGGGGTAGCGTGGACGACGCGTTAATCACCTTGGGCCACGATGAGTACCACATCTACTCGAGGGCAGTAAGCTAGATGCTATACATCTTTGCGGGATTCCCAAGAAACGGTCTTCACGCCGGCGGAATCCAATTCGCCGTGGAAGAGGTAGAGCAGCTTGCCATCCTGGAACATGAGCCGCGGGCGCAGTACCGCAAAGCAGGCGTATTTTCCGTGACTGAATACGGTGAGGAATGGTTGATGCCGGTGGAATATCGGGTGAGCCGAATGTGCCTGAGAGACGGTATCACTTGGGACTGGTTTCCGGAAAACTGGACATTTGGCAACGGCGTAACCATCAGCAAGACGATGGCCAGTCCGGAATACAAGACCGTGGTCCATGGAACAGACTTGATCTTGGACGAATTTCTCGCCATATCAGGATCTGCCAGGTTAGTGGACCTTGGATTAGAGCAAACGCATATCAAGCACGAAGGTTGGAAAGAATACGAGGCGCGCTGGGTTCCAGGAACCTGCCCCCAGGAGAGCCACGTGGTACACCTAACCTGTCTTGTTACCGTCCACCCCCTGCCTGAATTCGCCTACCAGCGCATCAGGGAGTTGATCGAGGAATCGGGGGAGCTAAGGGAGCCGGATTCCTATAGCTCTGAGGACGGCAAGCACTTTGCAACAAATCGATGCTGGGACGGCAAGCCGGTCTATACGAGGATGAGTTGACAGTTTACAGATGTCTCAGGATTGTAAACACAGGCCG